GCGGTGTTCATATTGCCGAGCATCATGTCGAACTTGGTGTCGGCGGAGAGGATGGCGCGCGACTGCGCATCGGCGAGTGACATCAGGTGGTCGATGCTCTTTTGGGCGGCGGCGGCGCGCGCCGCCTCGTTCCCCTGAATCGCGGCCAACTTCTCCAACTCGCGGTGCTTGGCATTGAGTGTCAGGTTGTCGGCGTAGAGCACATCCTCCATCTGCTTCTGCGCCGACTTCACCTTGTCCATCTGGCCCTGGTACTGACGCTGGAAGTCATCCCAGTCCTTGTTGGCTTTCTCCAAGTCGCCATCGAGATAACCCTGCATGGCACCGTTCATGAGCCCGGCGGTCTCCATCCAGCCGCCGTGAAAGGCGGTGCCGAAAATGAGCCCGAGCCCCATCAGCATCATCGAGAAGTTCTGGTAGTCCTCAGCTTTCACCACCGGCTTCGGTTGCCACTCCGGGAGCTTGCGCGTGGCCTGCTGATACGCCTCTTGGCCGACGGCAAAATCCGCGAGCAACTTGTCATCCGCCGCCTTCTGCGCGGCGAACGCCGCTTCCAACTGCCCGCCCTCGCGCTTCAAGCGCTCCTCTTCCGAGCGATCCAGCGCGACTTGGCGGCGCTTCACCTCATCCAACTCGGATTGGTAGCGGCTCTGCACCTGGGAGGTGTCGGGGCGTGGCGGGCGCTCGATGCCGGGGAGTCCGGCCGGAGGCGCGAGCGCGGCGGGAACCGCCATGGGCTCCGGTGCGGGCGTCGGGGCAATCGGAGCGACCGGCTCCTCCACCGCTTCCGGGATGTCAGAGAGTGCGCTCAACGGGTAGGCGGTCGCGGGCATGTCAGCCGCTCAGTGTTTGGAGTCGCGCGGCCAGCTGCGCGCCGGTCGCGGCGAGTTGAAGGGCGAACCTGTCTGAGTTCATCTGCATTTGCGCGACCGAGAGGAGCGTCTGGTTAGCGCCGGTCAACTCCGAGACCGCGTTGTTGACGATCTGTTGGAGGGCTTGGTCGTAGAGCATCTGCCGCTGCGTCTCCAGCTGCGACTTTATTTCCTGAAGCTGCTCCTGCGCGATGCCGGAGTTCTTGGGATCCCCCATCCCCGCATTCGCCATCGTCTGTTGCATAGCGGCACTGGCGTTTTCGATCTGCTGGTCAATGGAAGCATCGATGGCGGACTTCTGCGCGGCCCACAAGGGCGAGCCCCTGCCGCCCGTCGCAATCGCGGTCTGTGCGTCTTTCACCGCAGACCCCGCGACGCCGAGTGCGGTCCGAGCGGCACTCGGAAGTTGCGCAGCTTTGAGCGCCGAGAGCCCCGTGAGGCCGAGCGAGCCCGCGGTGAGCGCGTTCTTCGGGGTCTTGAGCCAGTCGAGGAGCCCGCCGCCCTGGTCGGTGCCGATGACATCGGCCCCGGCAATATCCTCCGTCCCCATCGCGAGGCCCGCATCGGGCGCGGCACCCGCCCCAGGAACCGCCCCACCCGTGAATTGCGTGGGATCACCCCCGGCGGCGCTCGCAAAAAACCCCGGAGTGACGGACGTTTCCTCGGGCGCGGCCGTTGGATCCGCGCTGGCGCGGATCATGGAGTTGATGTCGGCGCCGGAGAGGCCGCCCCCCACGCCGCTTAAGACATCGGCCGCCGAGAGCGCCTGCGGGGCGGAGCCTGCCAGCGAGGAGGCGGTCACGTCGATGGTGGGGAGCGCGGCGTCTGTGACAGCGCTCGTCGCAGCGGCCGGGAGAGCGGCCGTAGCGGCGTCCGCCCCCGCTGCTGAGATCGCACCGCTCTCCACTCCGCCCGCTGCGCCCGCCAAGTCCGCGGTAGTTTGTTCGGCGGCGCCCCCACCCCCACCGAAGAGCGCGCCGCCCGCGGCGCCTAAGCCCGCACCCAGCGCCTCGCCTTTCCAAGTGATCGGCTGGCCCGTGAGTTCATCGAAGCCCGCCGTCGCCCCCGCGCCGATCAGCGCGTCCATCAGGAGTCCTCCCGCCGAGATGCCCATTAGATTAACTTCCCGAGCACGTGCTCTTCGATGGTGTAGCCCATGCGCTCTAAGATCTTGTAGAGCGGGTTGTCCGATCCGTCGGCGTTGAACGGCTTCGCGTGCCAAGAAATCCGCCGACACCCCACCTCACGTAACTGTCGCTCCGACTCGCGGATGAGTTGCAATCCAACACGCGACTGGCGAAATTCCGGGAGCACGTAGAGCACATCGTTCATTCCCCAAAGCACCGTGCGGTAGTGAGGCGAGTGAACCAGGAAGAACACCGAATAGCCGATTAAGCGCTCGTCCTGGCGCGCGGTGACGACCACCATGCGCTGCGTGGCATCCGCTCGTTTGTACTGGCCCCAGTCCACCTCCAGGGGGATCGCGGATTGGTAGTGCGCGATCTCCCGCCAATGCAGTTCCAAGAGCGGCGCGATCTCCAGCGCCAGCGCTTCGCTATATCGCTCTACTCGTAACACAAAACTCACGTGATCCCCAAGACCGCTTGCTCGTAATCGTGGATCTGCTGATGCACGTAGATCCAATCGTAGAAGGTCTGCGGTCGGGTGAAGTCGGCCTGTGAGAGGTCGGGCGGGAAGGTGCCCGTTCCGTTGATGAACTGATAGGTGGAGTTGTGGATGTCGGCGTGGAAGTGCAGCCAATCGGCGAGCGCTTGGCCGCCTCGCTCCCCCGTCTCCATCGCGTACGCCCACTCCGCTTCCGCCGCGGGCGAACTCACCCCGAAGGTACTGATCGACTGCCCGGTTTTGGCGCTCAACGCGGCAGCGGTCTGCTCATGTACGAAGCGGTGATCGAACATAAAGAAGCTCAAGGCGCGCGCATCGCCAAACTGGAAGGTCGATGACAGATCTAAGTTCATTCGAGGAAGCTCCGGTCTGTCTTCCCCTTGAGCGCGACCAACTTCACCTGGGTGGTGTCGGTCCCATCGCCATTTACGGTCATACCGATATACTGACTGCTCCCACCCTGCGCGGCCTCGACCATGAGGCGATAGGCGGGGGTGTTATCCGAGAGCGGGAAGGAAGTCTGTAACGTCCCGTCCGCCAACTCCGTGTCGATCTTGAACGAACACCCCGAACCCCCCGTGCTCCCCATGATCGCGGCGAGCGCGGCATTCAGCGCCTGCTTTTCCCGCAAGATCGCCTGCCCATCCCAAAGGCGCGTACGTAGGATCCAAGCGGCATTCCCGCCTCCTCCGAAGCCAATGAAGAGGCTAGTCGTGGTGCCGGAGGGGTTCCCGATCTGCACCAGCTGGGACAAGGCGGTCGAACTCGTGACGACCGACACATGGGCGGGGGTGGCGGTGGCGAAGTTTAAGGTGTTATTGAAGTTGTAGATCCACCAGCGCCCGCGCACGTACATCGCCGTGAACACCCGCGTCCCCGCGGCGCGCCCACTGAAGGAGTCGTTCACGAGGAAGCTGAAGGAGGCGCACAGTTCCCCTTGGAGATTGACCACCCCGCCGTAGACTGAGTTCACGGTGTTGATGTTGGTGATCGCGGTCACAATCCCGGTGATCCGCTCGGAGATCTTCTCGGGCGTCGCGCCGTTGAGGATGTAGAACCCGGACAGATCGAAGAAGGCGACCGAGCGGTAGTACGCAAACACCGAGGCCGGGGAGTTGGTGCCGATACCCTGGACGATGTTGATGCGGGTGAAGGAAGTGAGGCCCGTGGTGGCGCTCACCGTGACGTTCGACACCGCATCGATGGAGTTGATGCCGAAGATGTAGAGGTAATTGTTGGCCGCGAAGAGCGCGGTGATGGCGTTATAGAGGTACGCGTCGTTGATCGTGAAGGTGAGCCCGGCGCCACCGAAGGAGTTGTACGAGTTAATGTCGGTCACGAAGACCGAACGCCCACTCGCTATCCACACGCGCCCCGCGTAGGTCTCGACCGCCACCCCGCCGATCACCCCCGAGGTCACGAAGTTGAAGAAGTTGATCACGATGGGAACGACCGTGGCATCCGATAAGATGTCGGAGTTGGAATAGCCGTGCCCGGGGTTCAAGATCTTGACCCCGGTCGCCTGGATCTTGATGGCGAATGACGCCCCGGTGCCGGTACCGCCGCTCACGACGCTCCCAGTAGGGCCGGTGACGAACCCCGAGGTCGAGTTGGGCCCGGGGTAGGAACCGGGGATCAGCCCGCCGATCCCGGTAATGACACCGCCGCCACCGATGGCGGTGACGGTGACTTGGGCGTTGGAGATCGGCGTGTTGTCGGTGAAAGAGAGCACGTCGCCGACTGCGTACCCGGTCCCGCCCCCGCTGATCGTGGCCGAAGTCACCTGATAGAGTGTCTGAAACACCCCGCCCGTGCCTGAGACCGTAAGCACATGGTGGAGCGCGGTGCCGCCAAAGACCGTGGTGCCAATCGGCGTGCCGCCGACGGGCGTGAACGAGGCGACCGAGTTGTTCCAGGGGGTGAGGGTCAGGGGCGTCGTGACGCCCCAGTCCCAGTAGCCCGACGGATCAATGATGAGAATGCCGGTGTTGGAATATTGCGTCGCGAAGGGTTGTGTCAGCCCCGAGTTGATGATCTTGGTCGCTACATGGGTGTTTAAATTCACCACCCACCCGGCGCCTGAGTTGTTGACGACAAAGACGTACGGTACGGTTCCGATGGCGAACCCCATCGCATAGATGGGAGACGCCCCGCCAGCGTCGGTGAAGGTCGCGATGGCGGAGCTTGTGATCGGGACGTTAGCGAGGTTGCCTGCGGTCTTCGGCAAGAGGTTCTCGCACCACCACATCTCCTCATCTCGCAGCGCCTCGCGGTCGCCGTAGCAGTGCATCCCGCCCGCGAAGTCGCGTAGGTGAAACTCAGGCTGCGGCCCGCCGCCTCCTGACATCGAGCCTTTGACGCGCCCGCCCGGGGTGGACATCGCTTACCCCGTATAGTCGGTTTGGGCGTACGGGTCGGGTACGCGCCCGGTGAAGGAAGCCATCACCTCGGCGACCCGGCGGCGGTAGTCCGAGAGGAGGCTTTCCGCTTCCCCGAACATCTGCGCGTTCCGCTTGGCGAGGTAGGCGGCGTAGAACTGGATCGGATCCTGCGACATGATGGGGATCGCATCGTTGGTCGTCGTGTCGGCGACCGCGAAGGGCGTCGGCAGGATCACGGAGTCGAACTCCACCTGATAGCTTTGATCCGGGGTGGGCCCGATGAAGAGCGAGGCGTTGCCGTACACCGCCCAGGCGACTGGCTGGCGCTGGAAGGAGACCGCGGTCCAGGGGCGGAACTGCGCCGTGAAGGCGCGGAACGGAAACCACTGCAACTGATAGCGCTGCGTGCCCCACAGCGGGTTGATCGCGAGCACGTCGAAGGTGTTGACGTTGATGACACCAACCGCGGCCGTCGCGCCGACTCCGGGGCCTCCGTCGGTGATCGAAGCGGTGGGGGCCGAGGTGTAGCCAGAACCGAAATTCGTAAACGTAATGGTGTTAACCGCACCCCCGCTCTGAGTTACGGTCGCAGCTGCACCCGTGCCCCCGCCGCCCGAAAAGTTGACGCTCGGATTAACGTAGCCCGATCCCGTCGCCGTGATGATCCCGCCCGTGACCGAGCCGAAGAAGTACTGTTCGACCCCCGAGGTGAGATAGGCCACCTGGAGCGAGCGCAGGCAGCCGGTGTCCATGACCACCTGCTTGCGCGCGGTGTTGATGTAGGTGTCGATCTGCGCCTGCGACCAGCGCGTGAAGGTGGGATCGTGGAGCAAGTCGGTGACTTGGAACTCATACGTCCCCGAAGTGGCGACTGGCCCAAGGGTCGTCACGCATGCTTACTCGCTCTTGGCGGCCTTGAGCGAGAGCGTGGAGCGTTGCGTCACCTCTGGCGGCGGCATCGCGAGCGGCGCCTCGGTCATCACGGCCTCGGTGAAGATGAACTTCGAGAGCTTGGCGAGCGCATCCGGGTCATCGCGGAAGGTCTTGGTCGAGGGGTCGTAGCGCATCGACCACCCCAAGCGATGGAGCGTCGAGGTCTTATCCGGCTGGCGGAAACCGAACATGTGCTCGGCCGCTTCCACCGCGAGCGGCACACGCACGCCCGGCTCGAAGACGAAACGCTTCCCGTCGAAGGAATCCTCGTGCGTGAAGTCGTTCTTGTTGGTGCAAAAAAGCATACCCATAGGTTAACTCCGGGTGTTGGAATGCATTACTCCGCGGGCGGATCCTCCGGCGGAGGATCTGGCATGGCATCGGGAGCTTCCGCCGGGAGCGGCGCGGGCTCGGCGGCGACCGCCGCGCAGAAGCGCTGCCATGCTCCGGCATTGAACTGGATCATGACGGCGGCGTCCGGGTGCGCGTCTTCGGCTCCCGTGGCGATGTTGCGGATCAAGTCGTAACAGGCTTCGAGCAAATTCATCGGCTGCTCCTTTTGAGTCGCCTGCCGGTGGCGAGCGACTGACGAGTCGATTTCTGACAGATCGCCGCCGCCGAACCCTTCCCCTTCGACCCCTTCAGCCGCTGGTAACACCTGTCTACGCGTGTCCCAGTTGGAGGCATCAGATCGGGATGAAGAGGATCGTGTCCGAGTTGCCGCCGACCACCGGGGTCTGCGAGGCGACGGTGGTCACGGTGCCCGCCGCCAGCTGCGTGCCGAAGGCGAGCGTCGGAACGGCCTGGATGTTCACCCCACCGAAGGGGCCGCCCAAGGTCGTGACCGCGGTCGTTCCGGCCACCGAGATCGGCGGGAAGATCGGCAGGGGGTTTTGCGCCTTGTCCAATAGCGGGTTGGTGTTGGCCGCGGACGCGACGACAAAACCGCCCTGCCACACGCCGTACGCGGCGGTGTAGCCCGAGCCCGGCGTGGTGTTGGTGATCGAAGTCACCGAGAAGTTCATGATCGCGGTGGCCGCGGTGGACGAGGCAGGCGACCACGTGAAAGTCGGCACCGCGGTGAGGGCCGTCCCGTAGTACGACGGGTACATCGCCATGAGCGTGCCGGTGCCGGTGTTGCCGGAGTTGCCCGCGGTCCAGCCGAGCACCGCGCCGCCGCCCGTGGTGTCGCCCGGGGCATTGATGACCGTTATCCCCGGCAGTCCCAGGAGGCCCGCGCCCTGCTGCGTCACCGTGACGGCGTTCACCGCACCGGCTGAGATCGTGCAGGTGGCCGCCGGGAGGATGTAGGGCTGCTGCCCCTGGTTCGGCGGGGGCGTGAACATGATGATCGGCGCGCGCGTGTAGGCCGAGCCGCCGGAGCCCGTGAGCGCGGTGCCGCCGCCGCCGAAGGGCGAGAGGATTCCGCCCTGCGACTGGAACACGGAGCCCGAGAGCGAGATCGTGGTGTTGATGCCGCCACCCACGATCATGTTCCAGGTGGAGCCGCCCGCCGAGGGCGTCACGGTGTAGGTCGTGTTGCCGACCGTGACGGTGCCGTTCTGGATGACGACGGCTTGCCCTGAGTTGTTGAACGAGTTCACGTACCCGTAGAAGCCGTTCGCGGCGGTGGTGGTGGCGGTCGTGATAACGACGCCGACCGGGCAACCCGTGGTGTTGGCGATGCGGTAGTTCTGCCCGTCGGAGGAGACCGTCACCAAGCTCCCGTTGGGGCCGGGCGCGGCGACGTTACGCCAGTAGTTCAAGTTCGGGTCGTACAGCTGCAAGCAGGAGTAGAGCCCCAGCGCAATCATGTACTGCCCGGTGAAGACGTTGCCGGAAGCCAGCTGCGGGGTGTTGACCGCGCCGAAGGAGCCGACGACGCCCTGGCCCGCCGGGAGCATGAACACTTCGCCCGCAGCGAGAGAGATGGGATATGCCCCGCCTCCCGGAAGGTTGACGCCCGCACCGATTTTCATCAGGGACATATGTAATCCTCAGATCGAGACGAACGTGAAGCCGGTCACCACCGTGCAGACCTTGGGCTTCGCCAGTACCAACTCCAGGAGCGAGAGCACCGCACCGATGTACCCGATCTGGAAGTTGGACAGCGTTGACTCAAAGCCGGTGAAGGCGAAAGCCGCGCGCTCGTGAATGTAGAAAGCGAGATACCCCGTGTTGAGAAGATAGAGCGTCCCCTCAGGCACGTACGGATCCATGTAGATGGGGACACCCGAGACCATGAGCGCGCGGAAGGCCGAGCGCGCACCCCAGGGCTCATCATCGAACCCTTTCTCCGGCGTGATGACATACGACTCGTTCGGCAGGAAGTCGTTCTGCAACGTCTGCCACGTGGCCGGGCCCATGATGCCGAAGGTCGGAAGCTCACCGCCGTTCTTGAAGGTGCCGGTGATGTACTGCGCCACGAGCGCGCGCGTCGGGTTCACGGAGCCCGCGGCGTAGCGCTTGGCCTTGAGCCACACATTCGTGGTGCGCGACTGGTTCCCGTAGTTGACCGAGTTAGTGCCGTCATCGACCGCCGCCGGGAGGCCGATGATCTGCTGGGTGTTGGAGATGTTGTTGAGGAGTGCGGTCGCGACGCCATCGCAGTAGACGTTACCGGCATCGTTCATGCGCGCGGCGAGTAGCGGGATGATCTCGTGCGCTTCCTGGATCAGACCCTCGAACCCGAGATACGGGATCGGGATGACGGCGCCTTTCAGGTTAAATTCGAGATTCACCACCGCGGGCTGGAGCACCGGCTGGTTAAAGGAGCCGTCGTAGCCGACCCACTGGAGGTTGACGAACTGCGCCCCCTGCGCCGGGATCGTGACCGACGAGACACCGCCGGTCGCCGGTTGCGAGTTCGCGATCAGCGCTGCCGTCAGCGGACTCGTGTTGTAGATCTGTACGACGAGCTTCTTGACGAAGGCTCGACGCACGACGTACTGCAATTCCTGGCCGAGTGATCCTGCGCCGCCAGCCGGGATTACGCCGGTGCCAAGGATAGGCATGTGCTCTCTCTCCTCACTTCACTTGCCCCCTGCGCCGCCGGTTAATCAGTGAGGGAGAAACTTTGGGTTACTGCGCTACTTTGCCGCTCGTGATGTCGTTGAACGCCCGATACGCTTCTTCCATGGCAATGCGGTTCAAATGCGCCGGATTGCCGATGCCCTTACCCCACGTTTCCTTCTCAGGCATGGTGTAAGTGGGCGGCGAAAGGAACGCCGGGGTGGGAACGGATGCGGTGCGCGAGGCTTGGAACACCCGCGCTGCCGCTTCGTAATAGGGGATGGGAGCCGGATTGTCGTCCGACTTCACCATGAGTTTCTCGACGCCCTTCATGTCCTCTTCGGAGAGCTTGTACTTGGAGGCCACCCGGCGCCGCTCTTCCTCGACGTTGCGCCGCGCCTCATCCTCACGGATGCGGTCCTCCAACTTCTGCCGCGCGCCGCGCTCTTCCTCGATGACCTTCATCATCCGGTCCTCGGAGTCGATCTCCGGGATCGCGAGCGTGGGGTTTTTCTTCTTGAGATAGCGCTGGAAGATGTTGCGCGCCTCGGGGTCTTTGGAGAGCGTCTGCACCAAGTTGTGCGAGGGCTCCATCTCGCGCGCGCGCGCGAGGAGTTGGTCAGCCGTGAGATCTTCGAGGCTCATTAGCGTCGTCCTCGGCGGGCGCGCTTACTGACGCGCACTTGCTTGGGCACGCGATGGCCGATCCCCGCGCCGTCGCGGATCCCGCCCTTGTCGTTCCCCCCGCCTCCGTGCTTCACATACGTCTCCCGCCGCCCGGCTTGGAGATCACGAACGGGTTCTTCTGCGCGACGCGTGCGGCGCGGTCCAGCCCGCCATGCTCGGCGTAGCGCGGTGGATTGATGACCTGACCGTTTTCCTTCTGCGGATCGGTCGGCTTACGCAGGCCCTGGTCGGAGGGTTCGAGGTAACGTGTTGCCATAGCTTTTAAGCTCCTGGACGGGGTTGGGGCGCGCCGCCTGCGGCGCCGCCTTTCATCTGTGCGAGCAGTTGCTTCTGAATGTCAGTGCCGCCGCCTGCCTGCGGGAGCGAGCGCACCATCTGCATGATCTCGGCGGGCACCAAGTCGGAGGTGTCCTTCTTGACGGCGAGCGGGCCGAGCGTATTCAACGCCTTCAACACGGCCTTCCCGTGCTCAGAACCGCTGCCGAGTGAGGAGATCGCCTGCTCCAGAAGCGAGATCGCGATCTGCACGTTGGTGAGGGCCGCGGTTTCCTTGCCGCGCTTGTCCTGCGGCTGGGAGACGGGCGAGGCCTGCGGCGGCATCGCGCCCGGCGCGCCACCTGCCGCTCCCGGAGGAGCGTTCGGCGTCTGCGCAGGCTGCGATTTCATCGCGGCCATGACTTCCGGGGGAACGCTCACCGTTTCCCCTTCTTACGCCTGCGATACCCGCGACGACCGGGCATCAGCGCCGCTTCTTACGTCGCTGTTGGTTGCGGGCATAGCGCCCGCCGCCGCCGCGAGTCCTAGCTGGTAGAGCCACGAAGATCCTCCATGATCTTCAATGCGAAATGCGGGGAATCGGACGAGGGGCCTAAAGGGGAAGGCCCCTCCGCCGATCTACTTCCCTTATCGACGCTTCCGACGATGCCGACGTGCCATCTGACAACTCCTTGGCTTCGGGCCACTTTTAAAGGGGAGCAGCCATACCCCAGTTAATCTTTACGCGCGCGACGACGACCGCGACGATGAGCGCTTGGGCGTCGTCTTCATCCGCAGCGGGAACTTGCCGCGCGGGTTCATGTTGAAATTGCGTTTGTAGCCGCCGCCCGGCGAATCCTTCGTGCCCGACGTGCGAAACCCCGAGCTACTGTTTGCGGGCATCACCGGCTCCTTGCATCTGCATTTCCAGCTGCTTCTGCGCAGCCTCGTTCCGTTCGATCACCTTCAAGTCTTCCTTGAGCGCTTGCAGGTTCGGCGGATCAAACATGTCGAGGAGCTTCTCGCGCGAGATGGCGTGCGCTTCAAAGAGCGTCACCGCATCGTGCTTCAAGTCCTCGGTGAAGATGGGCGAGGCCGAATGTCCATCCACCTTCACCTCATAGTCTTTCGTAAATTGCTCGGCGGTGAATGTCAAGGGCTCACCTCTCCCTGGGATCGAAACTTGGAAGCGTTGGTCAGAGTGTTCTTGGGTGGTGAGGAGGATCAAACGCGCGATGTCCTCGGCACATTCCTCAATCGCCATCGCCCGCTCCTTCGGACGCGCCGAGCCCAAACGGGCCATTAAGTCAGCCTGTCCGCGCGATCTGACGCCCGATTCGCCCTTGCCCTGGAGGATGTGACCTAACCCGGCGGAGTCTTCAAACATGGCATCGATGGCGTTGATCTCGACGAAGAGATCGTTCGGCAGCTGCGGCGGGTGAAACTCCAACTTGCCGTTCGGGGTGACGCTGGAGAAGAAACCGCCCGCCGCGCGGAAGGTCGCCATCTTCTCCTCCTGGATCCCGCCGACGCCAATGGCCGAGACCGGCGGGTTCGCCTGCTTGGAGAGGAGTGAGGACACTTCCATGGTGCGCTTAGTGCGCCAGTCCTGAAGCCACGAGAGTTTGGCGAGGTAGGAGTCGCCCCAAAAGTAGTCGTAGAGATTATAAGAGGAGCGGATGGTGGAGAACGGCGGCTCGCCTTTGATGTGCCCGACTTCACTCGCCAAGCGGTCGTAGATCACCACCCCCGGCGAGCACTGCGTCACGAGTTGATAATCCTCGTCCTCGTCCGACCAGACGTAGAGGTCGCACATATCGAGCAACTCAACATCCACCCGAGGGGCATAGTCGTAAGGCGGGCCCTTCCCCGCCATGCCGCCCTCGACGCTCGACATCCCGCCGCCCAAGGCGAGGCTCCCCGGAATCCCGGTGACGGGGCCCCCGACCATCAGGCGCTGAAGACCCTCGGCGAAGTTGGAAGGCACGTCCCCGGCGCCGCCCTTGGAGATCTGCGACTCGATGCTCACCTTCCTGGGGTTGTCCCGGAGGGAAGCCATCAGCTGAGACTTGGTGGTGGTGTAGTGATGCGTGAAGGCCTCTTGGTCCTTCAAGTCCATGATGTCTTCACGGAGCACGCCGAACTGATGCGGCTCGACGAGATAGGAGCGCACGTGCCTCCCGGCCCACTGCGTCTTCATGAGCATCATCCCGTAGACGAGCGACCAGCGGATGCCGACGCCAAAGAGAAGATGAGTCTTGGAGGAGCGCCACTGCTCGACCAACTCGCGCGCGAGTTCGACCGCCTTGAAGGGGTCTTCGGGGTCGGCCATCGTGCCCAACTTCAAGGAGAACTTGGTCGAGTCCGCGGCGTAGATGAAGGAGACCAGCTGCTCGATCACGCTCCCGAGTTTGTTGTAGGGGGCGCCTTTGGCGTCCTGGGATCCGAAGAGGTAGTAGTTGCGCAGCGCCTGATTAAAGTTGAAGCGGTTGGTGCGAGTGGACGCGCAATTACGCACCAGTTCCGCGTAGAAGTGCTGGCGATCAAGTTCGCCTTTCGGGATTTCCATATCACTTATCGGACTTGGCCTGGATCAACTCGGCCGGGCGCGGAAGCACGCGCTTAGTCATGCCTTCCGCTGCCAACTCGCGCATCACGCTCTTCTCGACTCGCTCTTGGGAACCGTCTTTCTTCGTGACGGTGAGCGGGGTGGCCGCGGCGGCGCGTAGCTGATCCATGTTGACGCCCAAGACCTTCTGCACGTCATCGCCCCACAGGAGGCCCTTGCCGTTGTTGCCGTACGCGGCCTCGCCCTCGCGCGCGGAGCGGAAGTTGGTGATGCCCATCATGTCGGCGGACTTCTTCAGGCCCGCGTGAAAGCGCTTCAGTTCCGGGGAGCCGATGGAGGGGGCGGTGTTGAAGACGCGCCGCACTTGGCGCGACTCACACCCGAGCGCAAAACAGATCGGATGTGTGGACTCGAAGAACCCGTGCTCCAGACATTCCCATTCTTTAATGACGGCCATCCGTGGCCTCCTTCACGAGAACTTGAGCTTCACTCCGTCCTGAGTAATGACGACCCGAGGAAGCGGCCTCGCCGGGGGATCCGGCCCCGGTCGCGCTTCATCGGTGTGTGCTTGCGATTGCGGATCTCGGTAGACAATGTGCCACTCACCATCCGGGGCCTGTTCCTTCGTGATGCGACCGCGGAGCTTGGCGTGGAAGAACCAGGACAAGCGCGCCTGCATCTTCGGATCCTCCACGCGCCGCTCGTTACGCCGGATGGCGCAGATCGTCTCGTAGTGGATCTTGAGGTACTTCCCTATCTCTCGTAACCGAATGTACCGAAGCGCGCAAGGATCGCGGTTCGCGATGGCATGGTTGGGCGGGGTCTCCACCATGACGCGTGTCAGGTGCGAGGCGATCTCGCTCCAGGACATGATCTCAGGAGAGGTTCCCAAACTTGATCCCTTGCGCCTTTAAATACCCGACGACCGAGTGCTCGACCGGCGTGTACTGGCGGATCGCTTCCGCGGGCCGATGCTCCTGCGCGTAGGTGCGGTTGCCGGAGAGCATCTCGTTCAAGATCCAGTCGTTCCAGCCGATGACGGCCATGGCGAGTGCGATCACGCGGTCGTCCTTGGCCCGCCCAGTGCCGCCGATCTTATCCCCCTCGCGGTGGATGTTGCGGAACTGCTGGACACAGTAGGGGGAGTTGATGAGGATCATCTCGCGCTCGAAGTAGGCGCGGAGAGTCGTCATCATCCGGTTCTTCTCGCGCGCGTTGGTCTGCCACTGATAGGCGTAGTGACCGGAGAGCGAGTCTTGGCGGCGCCAGAGGTAGTCGCGGATGCGGCCGATCACATCGAAGGCGCCCGCGCGCGGATCCTTCGCCGGGAACGTCGCCGCCTTGAACTGAAGGTTCTTGAGTTCGTTGAAGACCGCGCCGCCCGGGCCCTGCATCTCCAGCACCAGCTGACAGTCTTTGTACCACCCGGCGATGTGGGCGAGGATCCAGGCGAACTGCTGCTCGTTCCACCCGGGGCTCGCGATCTCGGCCACCTGGATCACCTTATCCGCATAACAGCGCACCAGCTGGCCCGCGAACTCATCCGCCCACTCAGAAGACCCGTACGCCGGATCGGCGCCGAGACAGTAGACGCCGCGCTCGTGCGGCAACTCCCACAGCGCCACCTCCGCGTTCGCCTCGTTGGTTTCGAGGAAGAGCGTGTCCTCGAAGTGAAGCCCGAACTGGTAGCGGTAGTAGACGGGCTCGGTCTTCATCGCCACCTGATGCGCGCGATTCACCCGCTCGGCGGAGAAGAACTTGCTGCCTGAGAGTTGGAACGCGTAGTCCTCGGTCGGCGGCATCTCCTGAAGCGCGAGTTGCTCATCGCCCTTCATGTGCTCGGCGACGTACCAGCGCCACCACGCCAACTGCTCCGCGGACACCTCGGTGTTATATTGCTCGTAGACTTCGCGGATCCACACGCGCTCGTCCGATGTCGGCTCGCCGTCCCAAAAGGCGGCGTACTGCACGGAGCCTTCCGGCCAGCGGTAGAGTTCGTTCCGCCACCAGCCGATGAAGATCGCCTTCTGAGACTTTGACTGCTGCGCCACGCGCCACGCGTCGTAGAACATGTTGTAGCCGCGCGCGGTCGATTCAAACACGTAGCAGCGGTTGGGGTTTTGCTGCGCGAGCGTATTCATCAGCGATGCGAACCCCTCCTCATCCCCCCAGGAGGAGCACTCGGTGGCGTGCATGAAATTGACCGCCTTCGCTCGCCCCAACTCGCCCTTCTTCTTCGTGCCCGCCACCATGTACACGAGCCGCGAGCCGTTCTTTAAGATGAGTTGCACCCGGTTATGGCGGCCGACGGGAGACCGCGCCGCGCGCGGGAGCGAGGCCATGTACTGCTCGACGTAGGAGCGGAAGAGTTCGCGGTTCTCGTCCGTATCCGTCACCACGGCCCCCTGGAGGCCCTGGTTCTTGAACATCCAGTAGAGGTCGAAGGCGAGTGAGATCGTGGAGATCCCGATCTGGCGGCCCTTGAGTATCACGAAGGTGTGGATGTCGTCCTTTAACCCTTGAGCGATCTCCTCGACAAAGTAGCGCTGCGTGCCGAGCCACGTGAAGGGGATGCGCCCGCGCTCCTTCGAGTCGATGCGCAGGCTCTTACAGAACGCCTCGAAGCGGGTAACGTCGAAATCCATTTCGACCTATACCCGTAACACATTTGCTATGCTTAATGAACCCCGATGATGAC